TACCGCCCCTGGCCTTTATACTTCTTCCTGTGAGGTTTTCTTTTGTTTAATCTTTTAGTGTGTACACCTGGACGTTTTTTTGGAGTTCGTTTGTGGTAATTGTTTACCCCAAACATAGGTTTTTTCTTAGCCATCTTTTTCGTCTAATTCTTTTGTTTTTTGAATAAAATCTTTATCTCTTTCATCTAGTTTTAAATACTTAATAGAGCCATTTATATATTGTCTTGTCTCTTGTCCACACATTGTGCATTTGTAATAATCAGTTACGATTGCAACTAATAAAGTATCTTCATGACAATGCGGACATTCACCGTGAACTGTATCTATGTATCCTATCTTTATAGTTCTCATTATTCTATCCAGGGTTTGTAAATAACTTTACCCTCTTCTCTCATTGCTCTAAGAGGTTGGTTTCTATTGTGATCTGTTGAATAACAACAATGTATCCAGCCTGAAGTTGGTTCGTTATCACGGTAAAATTCTAAGATGAGTTGGTCATAGTCTAATTCTCTTCTGATCCAAAGAGCTAGTTCTTTATTATCTACACCTGGTATTTCAAAATCTGCCGCAGCACAATTATTGTCTGCTACATGGTGGCTGTTTACTGAACTTCCTATCTCTACACACAGCTGTGCGCAACGGAACCCTGATGAAATAATTAATGGTTTATCAAAATGTGATCTAACTGGCTGTAATATATTTACAGCTAATGCTTTTAAATTTTCTATTTGTGCTGGGTTAGGGTTGTTATTTATTCCCTTCCTTTCAGCGACCTGACTTTTGGTAAGCTCGTCCAAAGTTATGTTAGCTGTCAATTTCATGGTTCTAATGTATAGAGTATCATACTTATTACGATTAATAATGCAATCAACGTTTTTATGGGAAAAGTAAATTCCATTACTCAGCAATTCCCATAAGCCACAGCATAATAAAAATATAACAGATTGGTTCCATTAGTTTGCTAAAGGATTCTTGCTGCTCGCTTTTAGTTCCTTGATTTCTAATTCTAAAACTTCGATTGTTTTTTCTAGAACAGATATCTTTACATTCTGGCCTGCTATTTCTTTTACAAGTGGATCAATATCTAAAGCACCTAAATTAGATAGTTGCTCTTGCATCTCACCATACTTAACAAAGCCAGCACCGATTGCACCTAGTACACCGATTAAAGCTGCGATACCTGCTAGTTGATCTTTTAATTTACCCATTTTCTAATACCTTTATCTCTTGTAACAATTTTTGCTTTTGAAGTCTAATACTATCGATCTCATTTTGTTGTATAAAAATAGGGTCATTTTGCTGATATTCACCCAAAGTCTTAGTATATAATAGTCTATCATCATAAATGTCTAGCTGGTCCTCGTAAATTTTTTTCTCTTTATAAAACGGGACATTATAAGTCAAGAGGATAGAGTTGTCTATCATGGCATTTATTTTTACAAAATTCTTTGCTTGTAAATTTTTATCTACTTCTTTAATATTTTCATCAATTTTATCTAAAGTTTTAACAAGAGCTGAATGGACTTTAGCCTGTCGTATTTCTTTTTCTTGTTTGGTATCACCTGTTGTTTCAGATTCTGCAGTTTGTGTAGGCTCCTCGCCACTGGATTCTTCTTTAAGTTCTTCTGGTCCTTCTTCTTGTTTTTCATCTTCTACTACTTCCATTGGTTCGTCCATTATGGGTTTTTCTTCCTTCTCTTCTACCACTTCCATTGGCATATCTTCAATAAATTCTTCCATCATTGGATCGTCTGCAAACTCTTCCATTTTAGGTTCATCTTTAAATTCGTCCATTTTGGGTTCATCAAAAGTTTGGAATGATTCTAATTTAGGTTCGTCCATTTTGGGTTCATCAAAAGTTTCAAACATAGGTTCAGCAAATGTAAAATTGTCTTCTAATTTTATTTCGTCTTCAAACTTTATATCTTCAAACTTCAGATCTTCAGTAATGTCATCAAAGGTAGAGTTTAAAAATGCAGTTGTTGTATTATCTAAAACAACTGGATCAGATTCGTAAGTTATAGTGAGGGAGGGATTACGGAGGTCGACCCCAAGGTGATTAGCTGTAAGAAGGCTAGTATCTGTGAAATCATATCTAATTGAAACATCGTAATCTGTTTGTAGATTTGATGATACCACCACACTATCAGAACCAGTGCTATAAGAACCGCAATTAGTGTAGCCACAACCAGTGCTGCTATAATTTCTAATTTGCGTGACTGTTTCACCATCTGCTCCTATTATTGTTTGTGTACTTCTTACATTAGAATTATAATCGTTCCAGTGCCAATATTCAAATGAATGATTGGTCGTAAATCCATATTGAATCTGCTCTTCAGTTAAAGACGCATCAGTTCTAAGACTAATAGAATTAGACTCGATGTAAACATCATGCTCAGCAGCGATAACGCTACTACCATGCCTACCGTCGGCAGTTCCCGACCAACCTCCGTTATCAAAGTTCGTATCCAGGAGATTTTGAGTAGTCGTTTCAGCACTATTTAGTGTTGTCGATAACAGGATCAATAACAATAGCGTTAGCTTTTTCATTTGCCTCCTCTATAATTTTTAGTTCTTTAACATATAAATCATAGTCAGGTCTTAACTTGTCATATTTTTCCCAAGCTTGTGTTGCTTCTTTACCTATTTTACCTTCAAAAGGACAAGGTGTGCCTGCATGATGCATGGCTTGAAAGACTCTCTCATCCTGACAAAGCATTGATACCGCTGCAACTTTCATACCTTGATTTGATAATTCTCTTGCTAGTTTGATTCTCTCACAATTCTTATCTCTAAAATGTTTACCACCTGATACACCAAGACCAAAAGTTTGTATGCCTCCTGATGCACCTACAGCACAAATATCCATACCACCTGCATTTACATTTGGTGCTGCTGCAGTTGGTGGTGCAGATCTTATGTTTGATGTAGAGTTGTTTGTTGTTGTAGAACTTGACGAACTACCAGACTCATACGTTGTAGCGTTGGTATAGCCACCCGTTATCGAAGTGTTCGATCCGCTTGTATTGTTTTGGGTAGTGTCAGCATACACCATACTTGTGAATAGACACACCCATACTAGGGTTATCAGTCTACTCATATTTAATCTCTTTGAAACTTATCGATGATGTCGTTCCAGATCTTTTTAATTTTGTCCACCACTTTTTTAATCATGCTTTTTCTCCTCAATTTCGTAAAAGAATTTATCCGTGTCCTCGGTTTTCCATTTACGTGTATCTTCAACATTCCATTCAGAAGTCTGCACTTTCCAATCTGGAATCTCGTCTTTAACTGTGAAAGAAGGGATATCCCAAATTAGTCTGTTGTTAGGTTGTGCTGCATAATTGCCATCGTCTAATGCCAATATATGTGCGCACTTATGTTCGTGCGGGATCTCTGAATGATCAGTGTCTATAATATTACTCTCAGGATGCGCAAAGTCAACAGTAAATAAATACGCACCAGAATGCCATTTTTTATCTTTGCCTATGTATTTACCTGATTGTCCGTCTAGAATGTCCCAAGAAGTAACAGCAGGATAGTAACTAAAAGAGTTCCATAACTCCAACTCATCAAGTCTACGTTGAGGAACTTCTTTTGGATCAAAACCTCTTTGAATGAACGCAGATATTGGGAGACGATAGAAGATAGCTCCGTTCTCCATGATTGCGTGAAACAAGATCGGACGACCTGTGATGCACGTAAGACCAAAGATAATACAGTCTTCAACTTCTCCATGATGTTTTTTAAGATCATATAAATATTCTCTCCTTATTTGTGAATACGTTACCGGTATGTTTGCGTTTAAATATGCCATAGTTATCCATTTATTTCACCCCAAGTTTTACCTGATTCATAATCAACTTTATTGGGAACTTCCAAACTAACAGCATTCTCCATAATTTCAATTATTTTCTTTGCTTGTTCATCAGATTCAACTGAGATGTCTAACTCATCATGTATTTGTATGTGCGGTACAATGCCTTCATTATATAAATCTACCATAGCTTTCTTTGTCATGTCCGCTGCAGATCCTTGTATAAGTTTGTTCAAAGCTTTGTATGTAAATGCTCTTCTGATTCTACCTCTACCGTAAGTTCTTTCTGCTTCTTCGAACTCCATAGGTTTATGCATACCAAATTGATTTGGTTCCCATTTTGTAAATCTACATCTACGACCCAACAATGTCCCGATAGACCCAGAGGATTGAGCTGTCTTTGATGTGTAATTCATAAGATCTCTAACAAAAGGTACGTTCTGATGGTATTGATTAAATAAATCATCTGCTTCTTGTCTTGTATTTAACCCAAGTTCAGCTTGTAGTTTTGCTTTACCCATTCCATAAAATAAACCAAGGTTAATTGTCTTTGCTTGTGTTCTAGATATGTTTGCCATGTCAGCTACTGTCTGGTGAAAGTCAACACTATTGTCCTTAAATTTTTCTACAATGTTTGCAACAGACTCATCAAAACAAATTGGTTCAGTTGTTGCTGCGTAATGCACAACTAATCTTGGCTCTTGTTGTGAGTAATCAAAACAACCCCACTTGTGATCTTTTTCAGGTATAAACAACGAACGAATCATTGGTCCTAAATCTTTATTTCTTGCAGGTATCTGTTGTAAGTTTGGATTTGAATAACTGAATCTTCCTGTAACTGTACCACCTTGATCAGATCTAATTGGATTTATATCTGCATGTATTCTGCCTCTGTATTGATGTTTTAGTATAGTATCTATGAACGTAGTATGCGCCTTGTTAATCTCTCTTGCTTTTGCTATGTTCTTAACCATTGGATGGTTATGTGTGGAAAGGAAGTTTTTTGTAAATGAAGGTGAGTTTGTTTTCTCAGTTCTATGGTAAGATAAGGAAAGTTTGTCGAAAACTTTGGCAATTGATCTTGCTGCCCATATTTGCACATCTATACCTGTTTCTGCTTTTACTTGGTACATTAGTTGCTCTTCTTGTTTACATAATTGTTGTTTCAATTTATGAGCTTGTTCGACATCGACACACACCCCTTTAAATTTCATATCAATCAAACATGGAAACAGTTGTGTTTCTAAATCAAATATATTTGTAAGACGTTGTTTGTTTATTTCTCTAGATAATACTTTAAATAATTCTAATGTAAGTTCAGCGTCTTTCTCTGCATAATTTCCAACATACATCGCTGGTAGTTTGTACATTTCTTTTTTAGGATCTACACCCCAAGACTCTGCAGCTTCTTTCAAAGCTTTCTCATCTTTTACCTCACCAAGATAATCAAATGAAATACTGTTTAATGTATACCATAATCTATTCTCATCAATCAGTGATGCCATAACCATGGTATCAATAATATGTCCACTGATAGGTATACCGTATGCTCTAATCCAACATACATCGTACATCGCATTGTGAAATATTTTTACAGCATCTGTTGCACAAACTTTTTTAAACCATTCTAAAACAATTCTTCTGTCCATATTACCACCACCTTCATGTGCAATGGGATAGTAACCTGACCATCCTTCAACAGCTACAGCTATTCCTACAATCTCTCCATGCCCTTGTATTGCACCGGATCCTTTTGATCTTAGATCAGGATCTTTTGTTTCTAAGTCGATCGCAATATATTTTGCATCAGATAAATCTGGAAAATTTCCTGGGCAGTCCCATTCTGTTTGTGCTGTAAACATTATTTCTTTTTCTTTTTATCTTTTAACTTCTTTTTTTCTAATTCGCAATAGTGAATAATCTTATCAAGATCTTCTATTCCGTTTTTGTGCATGTATCTACAAACGTATTTCACAACACAGCCCTGAAAGAACGAGAGATTATTTTTTGAGATAAACTCGTATGGCTGTATGTTAAAATACATATAATGAGATCCGCCTACCTGCTTGTTCTGTGGTTTTACTTTATCAAATATACTTTCATCTGTCATATTATTGGTACTCCTATGTTATATTGATATTCATAACCTTGATTGGTTATAAATATTTTTTCTTTTGCTCTTGTTATACCTACAAAAAATGTTCTGTGTTCAGGATCAGAATCTTTTAGTGCTGAATCATAAATAATTCTTTCTAGATCTGTAAACAAAACAACGTTTTCTGCTTCTTCTCCTTTAACACCATGTATTGTAGATAATTTTATTCTAGCATCTTTCATTAGATCTTCACTCTTTAGAATTGTTCTAATGTATTCTTTACTTGCGTCTGGAAAATTTAAAAGTTCCCAGTCGCCCGTCACTAGCAAACCATGCTCGGCTTTTAATTCTTCTAATGTAACTGAGTTTAGACTTTGAAATGTCTTACCACTTGCAAAGCCTCTCGCTACTTGCCCACCTTTAACTGTAAAAAACTTATATAAATTCTCAGCCTCCTTTGTATCTATGGAAGCACCTTTATTTAATCTTACCCAACTTCTATATGCTTTCAACATATCCTTAGAAAGTAAATCATGTTGTTTAGCATCAAATCTAATGTTTAAATTATATAAATGATCTTTCAAAGGTTGCAGCATTTTGTTGGTTCTTGTTAATACAAACCAAGTTCCTTTACTAAAATCTAATTCATAGAAATCTGTATCAGTGTGAACCTCACCCTCAGCTTCTCTTGGTTCCCATTTCTTATCTAGTCTCTCTGACATGTATGGAAATATAGATTCAGCTAATTCATGTATCTTTTTTGGAACTCTTCTTGATTTTATTTGTGGATCTTCAGTGCCTTTTAAGTTAATAAATATAGAAGGATCAGCGCCCTGAAAGGTGTAAATAGTTTGATCGTCATCCCCCGCAATGTAAGATCGTTGTGCTTTTTTCTCTATGTAAAAGAACATATCCCACTGCAAGGGACTTAGATCTTGGGCTTCATCGAGGAAAACAGCATGAAGTGGTGGACATTTGTCTTCCTCGACAAACTTGGAAATCATATCAGAGTATTCAATCATACCTGTGTGATCTTTATAAGTTATTAGATCCTGATAGATTTGTTCGGTTAGCCACAGATCTACACTAAAATGTAAATCTAACTCTACGGCTGAATCTTGTAATGATAATTTTTTATTTCTTGCATATTCAATAACTTTCATATGACTGTTTTTATATTGAGGAAAACCTGAATCATTAACTTGTGTTTCAAAAGACAAGTCCGCACATATTTTGGAATAGTTTTTAAAACCTTTCCACTTTTCATTTTGTAAAAGATTTTTACTTGTATCTATTTTTAATTCTTGTGAACCTAAAGAATGCATTGTGCATACTCTAACACTTTCTGGTGCTCTATCTTTAGCTGCGCTTACGGCTGCTCTACTAAATGCAAGATATAAAATATTTTTTGGGTCAGTTGTTTTTAATTCTTTGTCCAAATATTCCATAAGTCTATGTGTCTTCCCTGTTCCAGGAGGACCTGGTATTATTGTTCTATGCAAAAGGTGGCTCCTTCATTTTATCTTTTCTGACGATAGGTCTATTAATATCTTGTTGGGATACTTTTATATATCTAACACTCTTGTTATTTATCTTGCCTGGTATTTCTTTTGCACCAAACAAATTTTCTAACATTCTTGCTGTTTTTTGTTTTGTGTATTGTTTGTCTGGCCAGGACTTTGTTCTTATTAAATATTTCCAAAAATCTTTAAACTTAAAATAACTCATACCATCTTCTGTATATGAGAGACCTCTTAATATATCTTTCCAATCTTTACCTGGTATCTTGTTTGTATATTCACTTAACAGGTCTTTTAATTGTACATCTATCTTTGTAGACTCTGGAGCTTCTATTGGTATTGTTTCTTTCAGTAATTTATTTATTGCCTTTCTCCATATGTGTTTGCCTATTGGTGGCATTGCTTGATTAATCTGTTCTAAACATTTTAGTGAGAATTTATCTGGCTCATGTAATTCAGATGAATCTACTTCTACTTGTTTGTCACCTATCGTTACATAAAACAGTGGTGGATCTGAATCATACTTTTGTATTTCTTTTATTTCTGCACCAGGTAATTCATCATCACCTACACCGTATTCTTGTAGTACACATTTTTTAGAATTACAGAATGATGCAATGGGTTCATCCTTACATTTATATTGATAGTCTTTACCATCAATAGATTTAATTAGTGTATCTATTTCTTTTTTATCTAGTGGTGGTTGACAATACGATTCGTTGTATTTAAATATTTTTGTATCCCAATCTGTGTATCTTTTCTTACAATACACACCAAAATTATAGATCGCATTATTTCTTTGTCCGTTTGGTATACCTTGCTTTGCAATCGATATTAAACATGGTGGTGCACCTTTTAATAAATCATCTACAACTTTTTCTTCCTTAATTTTTAGTTTAGATAACTGCTCTTCTGTTAATGATGTAATATTGTAATGTAGAAAAAATTCTGACAATGTCATTGCCGAACCATCTTCTTTAATAGCATATCTAGTTGTCATCTTTGCATTATGGTATGGAAGATTTAAAAAACTACCCGTACCACCTTTTTGCATATCAACTTGGTTTTGTTTCGGAAATATCTCTGCTCGAGAATAACCTAATATGGCAGCCATATCTTTTAGTTTTGATCTAAATAAAGCTGCAGGTGCAAATTCTTTTGTAAATAAAAATACATGCGCGCCACCAGACTTAGATCTAAATACTGTTAATGGAAATTTGTGTTTGTTAATTTTTGTAATTAATTCTTTGTGATCAAAGCCATTGTATAAATCAATATCTATACAGGCCCATCTACATTTATTCTGTTCGTTGATTGGTATAATACCTAACGCTGGATCCTTACCATCCAAATGGTCTTTAAACATTTGTGAACTTGGAGTCTTCTTTATTATAAAAGATTTTGTTTTGTGTTTACCTCTATCATCAAACTCATTTGTCTTTCTAGTTTGACCATAGGCACTAAACGAACCACCAAATATATTTAAAAACTTATCTAATTCTGTCATGTCCACCAAGGAAAAGGGCGGCATTGCTGCCGCCCAATGTAATTATGCTTTGTTTTTAATGCCTTCGTAGAACTTTTTCGCTCGTTCATACATATTAGCATCTTCTAACATTCCAACTTTCTCTACGTTGTAGCCATACCATTGATTACCTTTTCCTGTATTTAATACAGAAGATAATTTATAAATGTGACTAAACGATGGTGGTGTAAAAGGACCATTCTTACCATCTAAACTAATAGACTTCATCATGGAGTTCCATTTTCTGCTAACTTTACCTTGAGATGAACTCATAGATATCATCGCAGTTTCAGAACCTTTTTCTCCTAATATAATTACAAAGTGTTGACCAACAGTTAAGATGTAATTACCATTTTGTAATCTATCTTTACCATCAGGGCCCTTTGTAGTTTTTTCTAGAATATCCGAAGTATCAGGATAGATCATTTCAGGTCTACCTGAACCTGTTCCATAATCTGCCCATTCTTGGTATTCTAATTTATAATGACATGGAATAACCTGTATTCCTTTATCACCATTATATAACTGTTTCGTAACAGTGTTTAAGAACATTCCAGGTTCTGCACCTTCAACATAATTTTGATTACGTTTCTGTGCTTCTGCTGAACCGTTCTGTAAAAGTTTTAAGATAGGTGGAGCCAGACTTTCTGTCTTCACATTCTCAAAACCAGCTTGCGCATCTGCTTCAAACAATGAAGCTGAAGGCAAGTTTGCTTTCTTAGTTTGCATTTGTTTCGCGTCACTCATTTCTCGTTTCTCCTTATAGTTAACGTCTTGTTATTTTCGTTTGGTTACCCTCAAACGGTTTAAATAGGTCGGCAGGAACGTCTTGTCCAGATTCAAGTCGTTCCCTGACCAGTGCCTTGAGTGTCATTGGGTTCACTCCAATCTTCTGGACAGGTTCGAACCCATTGCCTCGTGCAAGGTTAGCATATTCTGCTGCCTTGTTATCTTCGCCACGACCAAAGGTAACGGTGATATCATTTTTAATAACATCACCTAGACCGTTGTTACGAAGCCAGTTAAAAGCTGCTTCCTGTTGATCTTTAGGAATGGAAGCGCCGTAGACTTTTTTTATTTCTACACTCTCGCCATCCTTCAGCTTTAATTTTGTAATCTGCATATCATCCATCATTGCTGGAATTTCTATGCTTGAAACTTGTCTTGCTTTTTCTTTTAATTTTTTTAGAGACTCTTCTGCATTTGCAATTTCGTCTTCTAAATCTTTTAGTTCTAAAACTTTATCTGACAATCTTTTAGCGGAATCTATTTGTTCCACCGATTGCATTCTATCGTTTTCAAAATCAATTTTTGTCATAACTTTCTCGCCTTTCTATATATACTTTCTATTTTGGAAGTCAACCTTTATTATATAAGTCTATCTCTACTGGATAATATCTCCTCTCTTGTTTATCCCACTTTAATAAATTGTATTTTCCATTTGTGATATCTGAAACTATTGAACATGCTACACCAATAATTGCAGGATCACCTGTAAGTAATAAATAATCTTTTTTAGTATAATCTTTCAACATACTTCTAAGTGTAGTTATTACATAAGTTGGACTCAAAATAATTTGAGAGTTCTCAGGTAATAAGACTTTAAGTTGTCCAAATTGTGTCGCTCCTATGATATTTATTTTAGGTGCACCAGCTTTGGTTCCAGGTATATCTTGAATTACATATACTGTTGAATTACTAGATTTTATTTTACTATAATCATTCATAAATTACTTTCTTGACATCATATAACATATAATATATACGCTTCCAATAGAAAGTAAAAATATATTATGCATTATAAATACAAAAGCAAGCCTTTTGCTCATCAACATAAAGCCCTTGAAATGTCATGGGATAAAGAAGTTTTTGCGTACTTTATGGAAATGGGTACAGGTAAATCAAAGGTACTAATTGACAATATTGCTATGCTTTACAACGCAGGCAAGATCAATGGCGCATTAATTATTGCACCAAAAGGTGTATACAAGAACTGGTTTGACTCTGAAATACCAAACCATCTACCTGATTATATAGAAAAGAAGGTAGGCCTATGGAGAACTAAACCTGATGCTCCTGATCTAAAACCTTTGTTTGCTACAGGTGCAGAGCTTCATATATTAATTATGAATGTAGAGGCATTCTCTACTAAAAAAGGTATGCAATTCGCTGAGAAGTTTTTATCTAGTCACAAAACTTTGATGGGTATTGATGAGTCTACAACTATCAAAAACCCTGCAGCTAAACGTACTAAAAACATTGTATCATTGAGACCACTTACAAAATACAGAAGAATACTTACAGGTTCACCTGTTACTAAATCACCGTTAGATTTATTTACACAGTGTTACTTTTTAGATCCATACTTATTAGATCAATCATCTTACTATGTATTCAGAACTAGATACGCTGTCTGTAGAAAAATAAATGTGTCAGGTAGACAAGTTGAGATTGTTGTTGGATATAGAAATCTAGCTGAACTATCAGAAAAACTAAAACCTTTTTCTTATCGTGTATTGAAAGACGATTGTTTAGATCTACCTAAAAAGACATACATGAAAAGAACTATAGAACTTACAGATGAACAGAAGAAAGTTTATAAACAAATGAAACAAGAAGCCATTGCATTCTTAAATGGTAAGATGGTCACATCTGCAACTGTAATTACACAGCTAATGAGACTACATCAAATAACTTGTGGTCATTTTAAATCAAATGATGGCACAGTACAGAATCTTAAAAACAATCGTGTTGCAGAACTTATGGATATACTTGAAGAAGTTGAAGGCAAAGCTGTAATCTGGGCCCACTACAGACATGACATAGAAAAAATTGTAGAGGCTATATCAAAAAAGTATGGCGAAAATACGGTGGTTACATACTATGGTGACACAACAACAGATGATAGACAAAAAGCAATTAAGAAGATTCAAGACCCTGAGTCACCAGTTAGATTTATAATTGGTACACCACAAACAGGTGGTTATGGTATTACACTTACAGGTGCATCAACAATGATTTATTATTCTAATGGTTATGATCTTGAAAAGAGACAACAATCAGAAGCTAGAATAGATCGTATCGGTCAAGAAAAACCTATGACTTATATTGATATCATGGCTGAAGATACTATTGATGACAAGATTGTAAAATCACTTCGTAACAAAGTTAACATTGCTACAGAGATTATGGGTGAAGAGTTGAAAGCTTGGATCTAAAGTTTCTGTAATAAAACTATAATTATACCAGCCATACCACTTAACAAAGCGCCAGCTGCTACTAATAATATTCTTTCTATTCTGTTGATCTGTCCTTGTAGATCATTCATCTTATCGTAAGTTTGTTTCTGCATAATTCTGCAGAGTTTTTCGTGTGATTCTATTTTTTGTAAAGCTTCGTTTTTAGGCATTAAAAACTTCCTGAGTATCCTGTTGGATCTTGTGAATATGATTCCATACTAGAAGCCCCATCAAAAGATCCACCACTATCACCGCCAGTTAAAGCCGCTTCGTCTACAAAAGATTGCCCTGTTTGAATAGCTTGTGGTATTCCTGGTTCAACATTGGCAGATGAACGTGATGCAAAAATCTTATTTAAACCAAAAGGTAAACCTCCTTGGTCCGCCATTCTTTGTGCCTGCATTGCAATACCAACTGGAGGAGCTATTAAAGACATCAAACCAGTTAAAAAAGAGCTGGGTGGTTCTTGTCCAACAGCTAGTTGAGCACTAGGATCAATGACGTTTGTATATTCGTCATCACCTTGTTGCTCTTGTAGCATTCTCAAATACCTTAAATACTCTTGATATGTCATTAAACCATTCCTCTGTTTCTAAGCGCTATCATTCGCTCTTCTTCTGATAATAACGCCTGTTCTGTAGGTGTCAAGCCAGTTTGCATGACATTTGGTGTCTGTTGTGCCACAGAAACGTTAGGCATAGGCTGTTCTGGTAGTGGTGGTACCATACTTGTTTCTCTTGGAGCTAATAAATATCTTTCCTCATCAAGATTAAAATCTTTGTTTAGTCTTTGCTTATATAGTTTCTTTTCTATTTTCTTTAATTTTTTAAGCACTCTTTTATTTAATGGGTTTGGTATACCTTTTTCTTTTGAGTCTTTTGCATACGCTCTAATTACATCTTCACTTATACCAAATGGTTTAAATCTATTATTTTCAATAAATCTGTATAAATTTTCTGCATTTCGATCTTTAAACTCCTCAGCTATTTTTTTATCTCGCATACCTAAAACTTTTACAGCGTCATATAATCTACGCATTTTATTAAATGTTTCTAATCTTTGTTTGTTTGCCTCTATGTATTGTTTGATAATTTTATTTTCATCATCAATAGGATCACCTGTTCTAGTGCCTTGATAAATTAAGTTACGTTCATCACGTTCATTTCTTTTAAACTCTTGTATTCTAAAGTTTAGTGTCTTCTCAAGATTAAGAGGTACTTTTCTAAATCCAAATAGTCCCATAAGCTCATCAGGTATTTCATATTTCTCACCTCTTACAGTTTGATCTGTTAATGCTTTATACAATCTTATTAACTGTTCTCTAGATCCTGGTGACAGTTCTTTCGCTGCATATTCTATAGCCCCTGCAAACTTATCTCCTGGTTCTGCTCTTGGATTCCATATTTGTCTACCTTCTTTTGTTCTTCCATTTCTAGCTAAAATATCTAATACAACACCTGTCCAAATAGATTCTTGAATAAAAGGTTCAAAAATTTTAGCCGTAGATTTTACCATTCCATCTAAAAGTTGTGGCACCAATGGTTTATCTAAATCTCTTGATACTTGTGACAGTGTAGTTTGAACCGGCTGAATCATTGTGTCATAGAAAAAGCCATGACTAAAATCTATATATTTATATTTACCATCTTCATATACAGGCAAGATAGTATTGTCTTCTGACCATGTCGGTAACACTTCTCGTATAGCAGCTACTTGATCTCTTGTAATACCATACAAACCCCTAAACGCTTCAAAGGCTGCAACAGGTAATACTGAATATGTAAATCCTTGACCTATCAAACTGTTGTAACCAATTTGTTTTCTAACTGGGTCCTTGATTTCTTTTAATGCTCTTGCTGTTGTGTTTACACCAGTTCTATATATTTCGGCTGGAAAGGCAGCAAAACTTCCAAGTGGTGAACGTCTAACACTTTTTACAAAATCAGATACATACGCGTAGTTTGGCACAGTTTCTCTTACAATCTGCGCAGCTTCTCTCATTAGTTCAATATCAGCTGGTTTGTTTGCTTGTGTTACAACTTTACCTGTTGCATCTTTCAATCCTTTTTTAATTGCAACATTAAATGCATTATCTAGTTTGTAGTATTCTGCTAAAAAATTATAAACTCTAAATAAATCATCTTCTGCTGTGTATAAATCCTGTGCTACATCATACAGTCTCTTAAATTTAGTCGTTCCTGTGTTTAATATTTTATTGAAAAATTTATCAGCTGACATGTTAGCTGTTCTAACCTGTGTAATATCAGAAAAAATACCTTCTAAATCTCTAGCTATAATGTTTTGATTAGTAACACCTTCTTCTAATAAAAATCTATACAAAGCTTGATCTTGAGGCATGTTTCTGTATTTTGGATCACCTGTCATTCTATATAACAACTGTGGTTGAACCGCTTTTCTAGATCTATTTATAAATTCAGCAATTTTTGCAGGCGGTATTAATACGTTTCCTCTATGTATGGTTGTAAACATAGAAGAGAAAAAGTTTCTTGCGTGAGTAAAAGGACCAAGAATAGTTTTTGCTGCTTGTGATAAACCTTTTGGTATTAAGTTCAACATTCTATACGCTAAACTTCTTGTAATAGAACTACCTACAACAGCATCACCCACTCTAATTGCTTCAGCAAAAGGCTCTGTTGTAAAGTATCCATCTAACGGACTTTTGTATATTGTTTCTGGTAAAGCTGTTTTTAAACTTAATGGTATTTTACTTATAGTTTGATTTGGTAGTTGAACAACAGCATCATTGTAGTTTTTAAAAAATATAGGTCTACCTATTTGTCCTCTAATAATATCTGGATTACCTTGTTTTATAGCTGCAGCTATTCTTTTTGAGTCATCTAATAATTTTGTATAGAATTGATCTCTACCAACAGTTTCTGCTAACTCTGTCATTACATTGTAGATACCGTTTTGTGCATTTTTATACTCACCAAATAATTTTCTGAACGCAGCAAGATCAGATGTTGTTTGTATCAGACCACCTCTACCGTCTCCTTTAAACTTACCTGTAGATATATATTTACCTATGTTAACTCTTTGCACAGGTTTGTCTGCTAGTGCAGACATTTCACCAATATCAAATACTAGAGCGTTTGTTGTTTTATCTTTGAATGCATTTTTTGTTATATCATTTACAAGTTTAACAGCTGTTTCATTATCTAATGATTTACCATTTTCTCTTGCATATTTTTGTAATATTTTTGCAACAGAACTAATACTTTCAGATGTTGGTCTATAACCATTAAATAAACCTCTGTTGTCATCGATTATTCTGTAGTCAACAGATAGTATATTTCTAGCTCTTTCATTTAATATTTTATTTAATTTTTCTTTTCCTACAGTTATATTTTTACTTGCTGCAATAGTATTTTTTAAGCCAGCTGCTTGAGTTCTAAAATCACTAGCGTTTGCTGTAATTTTGTTTATAGAGTTTTTACTAACTCCTAGTTTATTTAAAGACTCAGTAAATTTTTTTAATGAAGTTTGTGAAAAACCAGGAAACACTATATTTTTATTTTTTACAACATCATCTGTCGCAAACATAAACTCAGATATAACTTTAGACATGGCTTCTGGATCTTTAATTGCTTGAGCCGCGCCACTTGTTTCTTTTGATATCTCTCTTATTCTATCGTCAAAGTTTCTAGATGCATCTTTTGCTAGTAATTTTACAGCAGATTTTTTACCTTCTAATTTTTGTATGCCATCAAATAATTCTTGTGTCTTGTTACTTCTAGATCTAAATGGTTTACCAACAAATCTATCTACCCATCTTTCTAACATACTGTCGCTGTACGCAAGATCTTTACCTTTTTGTATTAATAGTTTTCCTACTTTACCTGTGCCTACAACAGCAGGTATGATTGGAAAACCAAGTTCTGTTCCAAACTTTAATCTATTTAATAACTGTCTTTGTGCATCGTCTGCACCCTTTTCTTGTTGTTCTCTATCCAATCCTGTTGGTAAAAAATCTAAAAAATCCCAGTCACCAAATGTACCGATGTCTTCAACATTTGATATAATAAAGCCACCACCTATACCACCGCCAACGGCAATACCTACAAATTTATCTGTGCCTGTTATTTTATTTAAGTCTGCAGCTTTCTTTGCAGCTCTGGCTGCATTTACATTATTTGTGGTTTTAACATATCTACCACCTTTTATAGCGTTAACTAATTTTCTAGCATTTTTAGATGCAATCTCTACAGCTGGTACTATTGTCTTTTTTGCAATTTTACCTGCGCCATATAACTGACCAATAGCTTCTGTAATTTTACCTGCTGCTGTTTCATCAGCAACTTCTTCTGATGCCTTTTCTATTTTACCTAATGTTGTTTGTTCAAAGAATTGATTAAATTGCTCTGTAGCAGACTCTTCAATAGGTATACCTTCTTCTTGTAATGCATCGTAAAGTAAAGTTCCAAATGTAACCAAACCTTTTGGTACTTTTATACCTGCGCTTGCTGCACCACCTATTAATGATTCAACAGTTGATACATCTTCTTCTACTTCTTTACCTTGAACTTTGTCTATAATCTTACTAAAGCCTCTGATTTGTTCTTCCATCAGAGTTCCAGTAACATTCTTAGGTGATAAGAACGGTCTATCGTCTTCTTCTTTTTCTGGTTTTGCTTCTTCTGGTATGAGTTCTAAATCTTCTTTCTCTTCTTCGTCAGGAGTAAGAAACTCATTTTCATATAAAACATCAGTTTCGTCCATTTGTCCTCCTACTCTATATTTTCAGCAACTAATTTTTCTCCATCAAATGTATACCAAGTATTGTTGAGATAGTTGTAATAAACATATCCATTTCTATAATCATCAGGGTCTTCTACAGGAATAGTTTGTCCTGTTTGAACGTCACTCATTTCAACATAACCTTTGTTAGAATCTATTTTTTGTGAGTATTTAGGATCTTTTTCAAGTTTATCTTGTTGAACTACAATTTCATTTATTACTCTAGGATCTACATCCTCCATGTTTCTTTCAAATCTTTTAGCATATTCTTTTACTCTAAAACTTTTTTCTTCAGCAGCTATGTCCGCTGCAGCTTTTGGTTTTCTTTCAAAACTTAGACCTTTAGCATAATCATTTCTAAATTTTTGTAAACCTTCAGCAGTATCTGGATATATATCACTTCCTTTAACTTGATTCCATTTTTGTAAAAAATCACCTGTTTTAGTTTTACCAATTAAAGATGCTGCTAACTTTCTTCTACCTGCATCTTTTAATGCTTGTTGTTTAATTGCAACTTCTAAAGGTTGTTTAGTTGCACCAACAATTTCTTGTAATTTTGTTCCGCCAGCCGCTTCACCACCTATTAGTCTTTGACCTGTACCTAATAAAAATTGTGTAAGAGGATCTGATAAAGGACTTTGACCTACTCCAGCAAGTTGATCAATCATATTAAATTGTTTTTGAAGACCTGCAAATGGATCTGCATTTGGCTTTGGTGTACCATTTTCGTAATTTTTTCTAGGCTTGATGCCAGTCATGATACCTTCCATAACCTCACCACCTTTTCTAAACATAGGTCTTTTTAATGTTCTACTCATTAATTTCTTCCTTGAATCAATCTATATATACCAGCCAACGTTGTTGCTGTACCAAGTCCTGTAGCTAATGGAGACGGAGTTGGAGCTGCAGGTGTAATAACTTCTCTACCAGGATAACCTGCTATTAAAGATGTAACACCAGAACCATATTGTTGAGCTGCTTCTAATGGTTGAAGAGCTTGTCTTGATGCAAGCTGTTGTTGAGCTGTTAATTGTTGCTGTTGTCTTGCCTGCTGTTGAGCACCTAAACCTGTTAGTGCAGAGATCTGTTGACCTAATAATGCAGGTGTTTGTTGTGCTAATTGAATGTTTCTTAAAAAATCTTGTTGAGCTAAATTCTGTGCTTGACCAAAACCAGTTTGTAATAACTGAGCTTGTAATGCCGCTCGATTCCTGTCACTCGCTGCTTGATACTCTGCTCTTTGTACACCCTCTCTACCACCACCAAAAGCTCCAGCGCCGATAGCTTGAGCTGCTAATGCAGGTAAACCTTTTTGAGCTTGTACATCAAACTCTGCTAATGTTGTATCAATAACATCTTGTTGATACGGGGACATGTAAGCTTGGTAAGCTGTTGGTCCTCTTAAAGTTTGTGCTTGTGTTAAGAAAGGTTCAAAACCACCAAGGCCAGAAGCAAGTCCTTCTGCTTGTGTTGTTAATGCACCAGGTCCAGCAACAAACTGTGGACCCATAATTGTAGAAAGATCTGTTTCTTTAAAACCACCTATTGCAGATTCTAAATCTGATAAATACGCTTTACCTGCTGCTTCAAGAAACGGACTTGCATATGTAGTGTAATCTTGTGCCATTATACTCTTCCGCCTTCCTCTAATTTTTTCATCATATCATACATCCTTTGAGCGCCTAAGTCGACGTCACCATCGCCCATACCTCTTACAGCATCAGCTGTAAATACGAATTCGTTGTTTGATAACATCGCTGGGATGTCATCTTCTTTTTCTTTTATACCAACAGGTGGTATAAATCCACCATTATCTCTTAGGTCTAATTCTTTAACACCCTTTGGATTCTGTCTTATAGGTAGACCCTCGATGCCCGCCGCTTGCATAGCGTTATCGCTAGCAGTGTCACCTAAAGCCTTTTTTATTCTACCACCATAAGCATATCCACCAGCTCCACCAAAATACTCAGATACGCCTTCTGCCACTTTTGTTTCTAGTTCTTGTCCTGAATAACCTAGTCTAGATAGTGATTGTCTTAGTTTTTCTTTTACAATCTCTCCTCTTTCAGTTGGATCTGCTTCTTCAATCTCTTCTCTATCAGCAGCTGATAATCCTGCTAATGTAGAAAGACCTAATATACCTAAAGCAACATTGCCTTTGTCTTGTAGAAAAGGAACGTCTTTATTAGCGCTTTGAAACATAGAACCTACAAGAGGTATCTTACCTAATGAAAAACCTGATTCAAGTGGTCCTTTCTTTAATAACTGACCAAAACTACCGCCTCCTAATTTAAAAGCTCCCGCAGCCAATAGTGCTGCTTTACCTGCATCAGAACCTACAATATCTTTAATTCCACCTGTTACCTTTTTAACAGCTTTCTTTACTAAGCTTCCTAGCCCGTATAATTGTCTATTCATCTGTCCTCTTGATATTGTCATAATTTAGCTAAATTGTTAAGGCAGGCTTTTAATCCTGGAACCTCCTTTTTACTTGGTTT